AGCCTTTGGGCTTAATCTGGGAGTAATCCTGTCAGTTCCATCCATTCTGTTCCCAAAATATGGCTAGGTGTCCTATCAAATCTTCTTAAGAAGCGATTAAACCTAGGAGTAACACTCTCTTCAACTGCCGTCCTTTTTATTAAGAACAGCGGAAGAAGCTCTAAAGAAAGTGAACATAATTTATAATTAAACAATGAATAAAATATCAAATTTTATTTCACGGTTTAAAGATAAAGTACGTAACACTTCCGATAGAACTTTGTTGTCGTTAGGTAGAAAGAAATTTTTACTTAAATCGATTGCTAGATTTAAAGCAAGACTTTTAGTCTTCTCTTTATCAAAACATTCGAGTAGAATCTCTCCACGGCTAAGACGATTAAGCAATTTTATTGATAGTATCCTGAAGTTTTATAGTCACCACGGTGCTCTAACTACTGTAAAGTGGTTAAAAGCATCTAATGTGGCTATACAAAGAGCTATTGCAGGTACTCCCTGTAAATCTTTACGAGAAATAGAACCTTCTTTACCACTTCCTAGACTTAGTAATGGTCTTCCGACCTTTATTGGGACTATGGATAGAAAAGCTATCCGGGCTTTACACCCGGGTACTATTCGTATGTGGTTAACGATAACTTCTATTTTTCGAATCTTTAAAGCACCTTTTGTTCCTAATTTAAATACTATCACTGATCCTTATACAGGATCTAATGATAGTCCTAAGTTGATTGCAAAAGATGCATCTAAATATTTATCATATCTAGGTATTAAAGATTTTGTTATTAAATCTGCAGAATATCCTATCCGATCTTTATCGGCAGGTCCTAATGCTAAAGTATCTTTTAGTGCAATACTAACAGATGCTATAGCCTTAGCTAAATATCCTGAGATTTACGAACATTTTAGATTATATGCTATTCAATCTAAATCATTAGGATTATTCAAAATGTTAAATAATGTAATTGACTTGTGTTTCGACTTACTTTCTCGTTATGGGAAAGGTTGGATTGTTCATTCTAAATCTGTACTGTCTTTTGACAGTCTAGCTTTAGGTAAACTTTCATTTAAAGAAGAAGCAGCTGGTAAATTACGTATATTTGCTATTTGTGATATCTGGACTCAATCTCTTCTGGCTCCGTTACATGATTCTTTATTTGTTTTATTAAAACAAATTCCGAATGATGGAACGTTCGATCAAGATATCTCTTTTGAGAGATGTCTTATTAAATCGATGGATGCTAAACAAGCTTATTCAGCTGATTTATCATCTGCGACAGATAGATTGCCTCTAGATCTACAAATAGAAATTTTAAATAATCTTACTGGATCTAAATTGGGAACATATTGGGGAGGTTTATTAAGAGATCGACCTTTTATTATAAGAGGTAATCCTTATAAAATACCTGCTGAGACCTATGTAACCTATAATACTGGACAACCAATGGGTTGCCTTTCATCATGGGCCATGTTAGCCTTAACCCATCATCTAATTCTTCAGTATGCTTCTTCCCTTGTATACCCTAATAAGGTATCTTGGAATGAAGACTACGAAGTTTTAGGTGATGATGTGGTTATTTTCGACAAGTTTCTTTTCGATCAATATTTAATTATAATGAAAGAATTGAAAGTTGGAGTGAATTTATCCAAAAGTCTAATAGCTCCTAATCGTTCTGTGTTTGAATACGCAAAACGAACTGGAGTTAATGGTTCGGACGTTAGTTCCTTATCTTGGAAACAAGTAATGGCGGAAGACAGTCTTTTAGGAAGAGTTAATCAAGCGATTAAATTCTCCCGAAAAGGATTAATCCCAACAGTATCAATGCTTGTTAAAGCATTGAGTCCTGCCGTTAATATCAATATTAACGAATATATTTCTAAATATAGAAAAGATTCGTTATATGGATTGATGGCGTTATTAGGATATTTAGCTCATACTGAGCATATATCGCTAAGTAATGCAGTAGCGTTACTAGTCGATCCTCATGATGAGGAGTTGGAATTCTTGGAAGATCCAAGTTTACCGTTTACTAGCACGTTGCACTATGTGACGCGTTTAGTTAATGCAAATTTAGGTTTATCAAATCCAAAAGATTTGATTCCACAAGTTTCTAACTACGATGAGAGGATCGAAATTGCCGAAGAAGAAGTAATTCCATTCATGGCGGACTCGTTAGTTCGAGACGCCTTGTCTAAAATTGCTAAACTTCAAGGTACTTATGATGCTTCAGTAGAGGGTTTTGCAACTACTCTTATCAACTATTCAATTCATTTTGATAAAACAAAAGGGATTGGTCTCTCACATGATCCATCAGAACCATGGGATGAGGAAGTTGAAGCACAAGCTCCATATTATAGAGGGCATTTGCCTTTTACTAAAGTGGACTTAGCTCGAGTACACTCTGTAGCGGAATGGGCTCTGTTGAAAGACAGAGACCCAGAAGATATGCACGATGCTATATACTCTTATGTATATAACCTTCGTTCAGATCTTCCTCCGTACAAAGTGGCCTTAGATAAAGCTTCCAAAGTAGATAATTATATATCTTCTTTTGAGTATTTACCTGAAGGTAAAGCTAATAAACTGTCCCAAGTTCCAAACACGCTTCGAGAAATCAAAGCTGCAGGAAAACTATCAGTAACTCCATATTGGAGAATCGTTATGCCGTAGGGAGACGATAACAGTTCGCGTAAGTAACTACAATTAGTTCTTACCTCTGTGTTATTATCTTCATATTTGAAGAGTGAGTTAGATTATTCTAACAATACCTCGAGATAATTCTCTAAGATATGTTGGTCATAATCATGCCCAGGATCTATCCCAAGGCTACATACCAAATAATTGGTTAAAATGTAGTATCGAGAAAGGGCCTCTGAAGACACAAAAGGAGGAATTTTGACTTTAATCTTTTCTGTGAATTTTCAAAGAAAAGGCTTAAAAGGCTCATCGCAAGATGTGTGTCGTGGAAGCTAAACCATGGCAAATAACCAAG